GAAAAAGATAAGTAACAAATGGGAATACCCAGATTGGTAGTTCATGCACTGTTTCCCCAGTGAAATAATGATAAAGAATAAATAATTTCAGAAAAAATATCCTGGATTCGGAGAAACGAATATGGCTTTAAATTTAGCCTCTCCTGGTATCGTAGTTAGAGAAGTTGACCTCACCATTGGTAGAGTAGACCCAACAAGTGGCTCTATTGGTGCAATAGTCGCTCCATTTACTAAAGGACCTGTGGAGGAAGCACAACTCATTGAGAGTGAGGAAGATCTATTACAAACTTTCGGACAACCCTATTCAGTTGATAAACATTACGAATATTGGATGGTTGCATCATCATACTTAGCTTATGGTGGCACATTACAAGTAATTCGTGCGGATGATTTAAATACTGCTACTGGTGTTGGTCTTAAGAATGCTTTTGTAGGAACTGCGTCAAGTATTAGAATTAAGAGTGGTACACACTATAACCAATTAGGTTACGATGAAAATACTATTACAGGTGTAACTGTAGCAGCAAAAACACCTGGTAGTTATGCAAATGGAATTCGAGTTGCAATAATAGACTCAAAAGCAGACCAAGTATTAACTGTTGCCTCTGGTAATACAACTCCAGTTGGAACAGCGGTCACTCAAACTGCGTACGGTAGAATACTTCCAACTTCTACTGGTACAAAAACATTAGATGGTTACATCAAAGGTATTGTAACTCAAAGCACAGATACAAGTTTAGAAGTTAAAATTCTTGCTCATGTTTCTGCTGCTGGAACAGTAACTAATGTCAATTATCAGAATGGTGGAGTTTACAACTTTACTCCAACTGGAACTGTTGGATTAACAACTGCGGGTAGTGCAGTTGTATTTAACGGTGCTGATAAGACTTATACACAATCAAAAGATTGGTTTGAACAACAAAATATTGAACTAACAAGTACAGACGCACAAGGAAATCCTGTTAAATTAGAATGGGATCAACTTGCAGATGCACCTGGCACATCATCTTACGCTGCTGCTAGAGGTGGTAGATTTGATGAAGTTCATGTTGTTGTAATTGATGACAAAGGATTAATAACAGGTAATACTGGAACTATTCTTGAGAAACATTTAAATCTATCTAAGGCAAAAGACGGTGAGTATTCAGTTGGTTCAACCTCTTACTGGAGAAAATATCTTGCAACAAACTCTAAGTACATCTATGGAGGAAGTGCTCCTGCTGGAATTACAACAACAGGATATAGTACTGAATCTAATAATACTTTAGATGCTGATAGTGGATGGGATCAAAATGCTGAGAATGTTACATTCGGAGGATCTGGTGTTGTAACAAATTCACTTGCAGGTGGAACAAACTACGGTGGTAAAACAGACTATACTACTACTGGTGCATTAAACTCAGGTGTAGATGACCTAATTACTGGTTATGGTTTATTTGAAAATACCGAAGAGATAGAGGTAGACTTCATATTGATGGGTGCTGCTCATCATTCTAAAGAGGAGTCACAGGCAGTTGCAGAAAAATGTATTGCAGTTGCGGAAGCGAGAAAAGATGCAGTTGCATTCATCTCACCTTATCGTCAAGCATTCTTGAATGATAGTTCAGTTGGTTCTGTTACTGTTAATAACATAGACACAATGACAAGTAACGTTGTTGGATTCTATGCACCAATCACATCAACTACTTTCGGGGTATTTGACAGTGGTTACAAATACATGTTTGACAGATTCAATAATACATTCCGCTATGTTCCTCTAAATGGAGACATTGCTGGAACATGTGCCAGAACTGATATTGAACAGTTCCCTTGGTTCTCTCCTGCAGGAACAGCCAGAGGTGCTATACTTAATTCAGTGAAACTTATCTATAATCCAGGTAAGAAACAAAGAGATATTCTATATTCAAATAGAATAAATCCAGTTATTCTATCGCCTGGTGCTGGTATTGTACTCTTCGGAGACAAAACTGGATTCGGTAAGTCATCGGCATTTGATCGTATCAACGTTCGTAGATTGTTTATCTTCCTTGAAGATGCTATCTCCGCTGCTGCGAAAGATCTGTTATTTGAATTCAACGATGAACTTACAAGAACAAACTTTGTAAATATTGTTGAACCATTCCTTAGAGATGTTCAAGCAAATCGAGGAATATTTGATTTTGTTGTTATATGTGATGAAACTAACAACACTGCAGCAGTCATTGATTCAAATGAATTTGTTGCGGACATCTTCATCAAACCAGCGAGATCAATTAACTTCATTGGTCTAACCTTCGTTGCCACCAGAACTGGTGTTGCATTTGAAGAAGTAATTGGTTCCGTTTAATTAACAGAGGTTTAATCAACTATGGCTAGTAGAAATCAGGTCAATCCACCACCACTAAGGACGATTTCCGACTTCAAGAGTAAGTTGACAGGTGGCGGTGCTCGTGCTAATCTGTTTGAAGTTGTCCTCACATTCCCAGATGCTGCTCAACCAGCACAGGATGTTCTTGATAAATCAAGATTTTTAGTTAAAGGGGCACGACTTCCAGCATCTAACATTGCACAGATCGAAGTACCATTCAGAGGAAGGGTACTCAAAATCGCAGGTGACAGAACGTTCGATTCTTGGACAGTTACAGTTATCAACGATACAGACTTCTCAATCAGGTCTGCATTTGAGAACTGGATGAATACAATTAACAAGTTAAATGATAACACTGGATTAGTTAATCCTGCTGATTATCAGTCTGACGCATTTGTATTCCAACTTGATCGTGACGGACAAACACTCAGAAAGTATCGCTTCTATGATACCTTCCCAACACAGGTTGGTCCTATTGAGCTTTCATACGATGCTCAAGGAATTCAGGAATTCACTGTTGAACTTCAGGTTCAGTACATTGAGATCCTAAAGGGTGATAGTCCTGTTGCACAGGGTGAAAACATCAGCTAAATAGAACATAATACAAAGTTCATAATATAATGGCAAAACTTTTTGGTTTTTCAATTGACGAAACACAGGATAAATCCGCTAGTATTATCAGCCCTGTCCCCAAAAATAATGAGGACGGGGTTGATAATTATATTGCTAGTGGTTTTTATGGTCAATACGTAGATATTGAAGGTGCATATCGTTCTGAACACGAATTAATTAAGAGATATCGAGAGATGGCATTACATCCAGAAGCGGATGGTGCTATCGAAGATGTTGTTAATGAAGCTATTGTTAGTGATCTATATGACTCTCCAGTTGAAGTAGAATTATCAAATCTAAATGCAAGTGAAGGTATAAAGAAAAAAATTAGAGAAGAGTTCAGATATATTAAAGAATTAATGGACTTTGATAAAAAGTCTCACGAAATTTTTAGAAATTGGTACATTGATGGTCGTTTATATTATCTAAAGGTCATAGATCAAAAGAATCCACAAGAAGGACTTAAGGATCTAAGATATATTGACCCGATGAAAATTAAATTTGTTAAAGTTGAGAAAAAGAAAAATGGTAAGGATGATCCTTTTGTAAGAATTAATAGTAAGGACGATAGTATTATGAGTCCTGAATTTGATGAATATTACATCTATACAATGAAACCAAATTATCCAACAGGGATGATTGCACAGGCAGGTAAAGGTTCAACTAAAATCGCAAAAGACTCGATTACTTATTGTACATCTGGTTTAGTAGATCGTAATAAGAACCGAGTTCTCTCGTATCTTCATAAAGCAATCAAAGCTTTGAATCAATTAAGAATGATTGAAGATAGTTTAGTTATCTACAGATTATCAAGAGCACCAGAAAGAAGAATATTTTATATTGATGTTGGTAATCTTCCAAAGGTAAAGGCAGAACAATACCTTAAAGAAGTGATGTCTCGTTATAGAAACAAACTCGTTTATGATGCTAACACTGGTGAAGTTAGAGATGATCGGAAATTCATGTCCATGATGGAAGATTTTTGGCTTCCAAGAAGAGAGGGTGGACGAGGAACTGAAATTACAACTTTACCAGGTGGTCAAAACTTAGGTGAATTATCAGATATTGAGTATTTCCAGAAAAAATTATATCGTGCACTCGGAGTTCCTGAGTCAAGAATTGCTGCAGATGGTGGATTTAATTTAGGTAGATCATCAGAGATATTAAGAGATGAACTTAAGTTTTCAAAATTTGTAGGACGTTTAAGAAAAAGATTTTCTGCGATGTTCAATGATATGCTTCGCACTCAATTAATATTGAAGAATATTGTTACACCAGAAGATTGGGAAAGTATGGGAGAACATATTCAATATGATTTCTTATATGATAATCAATTTGCAGAATTAAAAGAATCAGAAATGATTCAAAGTCGTTTAGGCAATCTAGCAACGATAGAACCATATATTGGTAAATTTTATTCTACTGAGTTTGTAAGAAAGAAAATTCTAAGACAAACAGATAGTGAGATAGAAGAAATTGATAATCAAATTGAAGATGAGATACAAAAAGGTATACTACCTGATCCATCACAAATAGATCCAATTACAGGTCAACCATTACCTCAAGGACAAGATTTAGGTGATGTTCCACAAGATCAAGACCTTGAAGCAGAGGCAGAAATAACTGATGCAGAGGCACAAAAAGATGCTAGGAAAGCCGAGATATAAATAAATTATATAATTATAGTATTTTTATGGAAGATAATGATGCTCAACCAACAAATGTGTTGGATATGATCGCCACTGACGCTAAACCTGCAGAAATCACAGATACATTGAAAAATATGATCTATGCTAAAGCTGGTGAAAAGATTGATGGCATGAAACAATATGCTGCAGCAAGTTTATTTGGTCAAGAACCAGAAGAAGAACCAGCAGCAGAACTTGAAACTGAAGTAGAAACCGAAGAGGAACCTCAAGAAGATGCCTAGACTATTAATTAAAGGTACAGAAGCAGCGATGGCCACCGCATCTGGTAGTGCATCAACATTTGGAAATGCAACTGTAGTTCGTGTGGTAAATACAGCAACTAATGCTGATCATTTAGTAACTGTTTCAGAAAGTGCAGGTGGTGCAGTGGTAGGAACCTTTACTTTAATGAGATCTGAAAGTGCATTGATTGAAAAACAAAACAGTCATGTTATCTTTGCTGCAGCAGCTGCAGTCAAAGGTGCAAAAGTAGGATACACAAACTAAGAAAATGAAACTAATTACCGAAGAAGTATCAAACGTCAAAATTATTACTGAAGGAAAAGGTAGTAAGAAAAGGATGTGTATTGAAGGTATATTCCTTCAAGGTGAAATTAAAAACCGTAATGGAAGAATGTATCCAATCGACACTCTTGATAGAGAAGTTGGTAGATACAATGAAAACTTTGTCGGTAAAGGTAGAGCACTAGGTGAACTTGGTCATCCTGACGGTCCTACAGTAAATCTAGATCGTGTATCACATAAAATTACTTCTCTTTGTAGAGAGGGAAATAATTTTGTAGGAAAAGCAACTTTATTATCAACCCCAATGGGTAAAATTGCATCCTCATTAATTGATGAAGGTGTAAAACTTGGAGTGTCTTCTCGTGGTGTTGGATCACTTAAAGAAGATATGCACGGTTGTAAAGTTGTTGGAGATGATTTCCAACTAGCAACTGCTGCTGATATAGTAGCAGATCCTTCTGCCCCAGACGCTTTTGTGAATGGAATTATGGAAGGAAAAGAGTGGGTTTGGGAAGGTGGAATCCTTCGTGAACAACTCGCAGAAAAGACCGAAAAGCGTATTAATACACTTGTCGATCAAAAAAGACTCGAAGAGTATAAGTTGAACTTATTCAACGATTTCTTATCAAATCTATAAGTTCTATAAATAATATCAGATTTTACAAAAATCAATTAGCCCTTGGTAGCAATTTACAAAAAATGGATAACGTAGTAACCAAAAATGCCCAGCCCGCAGAACCAATGGTATCTGGCGGTGCACCATATGAGGATCTAGGTGGACCTACACCTACGAACTCAAAACCAGACGACAACTCTAATATGTTAAAGATACCTGAACTGGCATCAGTTAAGGACATCGTTAACTCAAAAGCAAAACCAGCAGAGCCAATGCCTAAATCA